GTGGTCAAGTATTACGAAGTCAACGCCGCAACCTTTAGCTAAGTATCTTATCTTAGATATTAAATTGTCACTGGCTGTCGAGCCAAAGTGATTGTACAAATAAAACTTACCACTACCCACAGTGCTGTCGAATACTTCTTTAAGTTTCTTATCGTCGACACCTTTGCGGTCTAAGTGTAATGGCTTACCCATTTCTATTCCCATGATACCCAATGCACTACGCTTGATAGATTCCTCTAGTGCTATGTAACCAACGCTGAAATTATTTTTCAGTAAATGTAAGGCTACATGTCTACAGAAACTAGACTTACCTACACCACTACCAGCAGTGACAGTAACTAGTTCTCCCTTGCGTAGTCCATGTGTCTTAGTGTTAAGACATTCAAATGGATATTGGACTGTAACATAGCTATCTTCTTTTTGGATATCATCCCAAAGGTCAGCACCAGCTACAATGCCATCAGGCTGGTAAGCTTTAGCTGACCAAACGCAGTCGATAAGCTGTTGTGATTTACCAGCACATAGCATTTCGTTTGCGTCCTTCAAAGGCAATGAACATATCTTTGCCTTGTTTGGTGAGAAGATTTTTGCACATTCAGTGGCAGCCTCTTTACCAGCTGTATCATTATCAAACATTAGAACGACAGAGTCGAAACCCTCAAGCCATTCTAACTCTTTAAGTAAGTCACGCTTAGCCCCCTTAGCTCCAGTCTTTACTGATACTACAGGATATTTATTTTGATTTACTTTCGAGACAGAGAGAGCGTCAATCTCACCTTCAGTAACGATAACCATTCTTCCCTTATCACGCCATAGGTGTTGACCAAATAACTGAGCGTCTTTAGATTCGCCAATCCACTGAAAACTTTTATCAGGGTAGCGTAACTTCTGAGCTACTAGTTCATGGTCTTTGTTATAGTAGTTAGCTATCTGCACTGGTCTCTTATGAGCTGTGCCTATTTGATAATCAAACTTCTGTAACGTATCGACATCTAGTTTGCGTTTGGCAAGAGCGGTGACAGTCCCACTGACAAAGTCAGCAGTGTCTTTTGTGGTGGTAGGTGTTGTCATTGACTCTCCATTTGTATGATATCCACAACCAAAACAATAACTGTGTCCATCACTGTATATTGCTAAGTTATCCTTAGACCCACACGACGAACATGGTGCATGGTGTAGAAATGTGCTTTCATTTTGTTCCATTCTTATAGGGGTACTTAATCGTACGGCTTTCTATCTTGTAGTTTTTTGTAAGCTTGGTGTACTAAGAACGCCACCTCACCTGACCCACTTCTAAATGTTTCTTTAGTGATAGCTTCTAGCATACTCTTTACTTCATGTGTTACTACTACTTGTGTGTATTTCGATTTTCTTTTTTCATTTGCGTCCATAAATTTTTTCTCCATTTTATTTTAATAATTCTTGTACATTAAAGTTAGGTTCACTTGTATGAAAAATGTCTCTGTGTCCCATGACTTCTATAACGTCAGGGTATTCCATCTTTAAATCATCTACTGTCCACTTCAATGCTTTAAATTGTTCAAGAGTGTAGTTACAGTCGGATGTGCCGTCCTCTTTATTACCACCCACTAACACAATTCCTATAGAATTTTTATTGGTTGGTTGGTGTTTGGCTCTGTTCATATTGTAATGTAAGAAGCCACCAGCTGAATCAATATCTCTACCGTCTTCTACTGTGCCATCTCTTCTTATTATTTTATGAAAGCCACCTTCGAGTAACCCTTCCTTGCGTCCTTCTATGTCCATCTCTCTGCTGCCCCAGTCTGTATTAGGTGCAGTATGAGAACAACAGACTACTATGTACTTGGTTTCTTTCCTTTGATTTCGCATAGCCATTCCTTTGGAATATGTTTAGTAGCATACTTGAAGCCATACTTTTCACACCACATACCATACGTGGTCTTACTCCGTTTATTTATCTTGGCTTTAGCATTGCTGAATAAGAATCTAATATCCAGTTTAGGATACTGTTCCTTAATTAGTTTCATTTTTTGTCTATCTGCTGTCGTAAACAATCCCTTAGTCTCAATGAATATGTCTTGCTCAGGAAGATAGAAGTCAGGTGTGTAAGTATGTAGCTTCTCAGGTTTAGTATATTTTAATTTAGTTTCTTCAAACTCGTAACTAACACTCTCACTTCTAAGTTCCCCAGCAATACGTTCTTCAAGTCCTGACCTGAAGCCGTAAACAAGTCCGACTTTTTTAGAAGTCAGAGGTTTCCGTTTCAGTCGTGCTCTCCATGTCATCTTTAACTTGTGTCTCCTGATGTTCGTAGCCATCTGTTTCATCAAACCCAAAGCCTTTAGCATTACCGCCGCCGCCTTCTACTAGTTTGATTATTTGTACTGCTCTCAATCTCATAGAAACACCAGCACCAACCATAGCTGTGTAGTACGGTATCAATTCAGCTGAGACTTTCATCTCACTGCCTGACCATACGTTCACATCTTTAGGCATTGGCGTACCCTTAGCGTCAAACAATGCAACCTTGTTAGGTATGATTGTGCCGTCCTTAGATACTATCTGTGCTTTGCATTTGAATTTAAAGATAGTGTTGCCAGTTGGATTACCAGCTTCATCTACTTCTTCAAAGTAAGGTGCGTCAGCTTGTTTAATCTTCTTACCCTTAGCTTTTTCTTGAGCTATGTCCTTAGAAGTTTCCAAAGCTTTATCAATGCGTTGCATTAACTCTCCAGCGTCCTCAGTTTTTAAGATGAGATTAGTTTTATAATGTCCATTCTCATCAAAACGAGTATCAGGCTGTGTTAACCACGCATACTGACTAACGCCAATAGGTGTTACTACTTTTTCATTTTGTTGTTGTGCCATTTTATCTCCTTGATTATGGTTTATTATCTTATATGGGTACTTTATGCAAAGAAGAAGTCACACTCTCTCAGCTTCTCAATGTCCAAGTTACCCTTATCTAATTCTTCAGGTAACTCTTCATGTAGTTCCACTGGTAGCTGTGCTTTGACATCTTCCTTAAACTCTTTAAGTACATCCGTTTCTGTAAACGTTTGAATAAATGCTTCCTTCAATGCACTACTCAACATCTCTACATCTGCCGCTGTAGTTCCGAAGCTATCATGCACATTACAAAAGTTTCTTATACCATTTTCATATGCAATGTTAACTGTCCTCATCATAGCTGCTGAGTCGAGTGAGTGTACAAAGTTAGGTGCAACACCATTACTCATACGTAGTTTGTCTGTCTTGTCAGTCTCATAGTTTACTCTAGGTTTGATAACCTCTCCGAGTAACATGGTCTTGACTCTCTTGCTCTTCATTTCAGGGTAAGATTGATAGACAGGAAAGCCGACAGGTGTTATCCAATGTATAGGTAATTGCTCTTTGGATACAACCTTAGCTATCTTTTGTAGGTAGTCCATGCCCATACGAGCTGATGTTAGATTGTCTCCAATGCTGTCCCATATCACTCCAGCTAAATAAATAGCTGGCTTGAATACATCAGTCTTGAACGGGTGGTCTTCCCCCTTATCTTTACGCTTGGTCAAGTCTTCTACTACAAAGTCAGTGCATGAGTATCTCGTAGACCCATAGCATATAGTCATAATGCTACGCTTAGTGGTACTACGTTTGATTCCATACTCTAACCATGCGTGTGCATAAGGCTTGCCCTCAAGCTTATCTTGTTTCAGTTTCTCTATTACTGAGTCAGCGACAAGCTGGTAGATGTCCTGTGGTGTATCACTAGGGACAACATTGACCAGCTTACCAGCTGTCTCATCACGTAACATTAGCGAGTATAACTGTAACCCATTACAGCTACCGTCTATCGAGACAGGCAAGTGTGATACATAGCCGTAGCCTGTATCTTGAAACTCAACCCACTCTTTACACCAAGCGAGGAATTGAAAAGGCGAGTCAGCTTCTTCCCATTCTCGATTGACGATAGGGTCTTGGACTATGCGACGAAACATCTGCATATTGGTGGTATCCATAGACCAGTCTGCTCTCTGTTCGAGAGTAATCTTATCATTACCCCACACGTTAGCACCGTGTACGGCTAACCAAAAGCCACCACTGTTGTCTTCGGTTATCTCTTTACCATGAGAAAAATCTAACAGTGCCTTAGCACCATTGATACCCTGATAGTTTAGAAATGCTGGGACACAATAGGCTCTACCCCTGAAGTCTAACTGCAAGGGAAAGTATATGTTGTCATAATCTTTAAACTTATCAGCTTCCCATAGTATCTTGGCGTATAGTAATCTCTTACTAAACATCCTAGAGTTCTCAGTGTGACAGATGACAGCTTGTTTCTTCCACTCCTTACGTGCTTCCTCATTAGTGTCAATGTCATGTGGCTTGTTAGGTATCTCCATGTTCTTAATTGGTGGCATACCACCCATAGCAATACCATTGTCCCAAGCGTGCTTCATTACATCTAGTACAAACTTGTTAACCCTGAAGCCAGTCGACTGCATACGGTTAACTGCGTTGTATACTTCAGGCATATCAAAGTTCTCTAGCTCACGCTTGAATAACTTATTCTTTTGTTTGACTAAGTCTAGTTCAGGTAACTCCTTCGTCCAGTATCCACCACCTGTGACTGTCTCCCAGTTTCTAGGCGGCATGACAGTTGGTAGGTACTCAGGATTCAATAGCTCATTAAAGTTATTTCTATTTTGTATCCACTCTCTAGTCTTAGCTGTCTGCTTGATTATCTTAGTACGCTTACGATTGATAACCTCAAGTCCAAACTCAATCATACCTGTAGCTGACTGCATAAACTCGATAAGTCTCATGCCTGTGTGTAGCTTCTCTTCCGTAGTCCACTCTTCCCACATAGCCACGCTGTCACGCTTAGCTGATTCCTTAAGCTTACGTCTCTTGTATGCGTAGTTCCATGAACGCTTGTCCAAGTCATTCTTGACTGCGTCAAACAGTTCAGGGTTTAGGTTCTTAAAGTTACGAAGAGATGTCTCAGTCTCAATCTTACCACCCAATGCAATACTCGTAGCCGTCAATGGCTTATGCTGAGTGATAGTATTGATGACATGCTTAGCACATATCATGGCTGACACCTCAGGCTCTATCTCTCTTAGCTTAATAAAAGCTTTCTCAGGCTGACCCTTAGCGTCAGCATTAGATTCAAGATAGTCCTGTATGGCTTGTGCCAGTGGTCGTATGGTATTAGCCACCATGACTTTACCATAGCTGGTCACTGACTCCTCTTCACGCTGGACATGAGAGACCCTACGCTTATTGACTCGCTGTTTACCCAGCTTAATCATCTCCGCTTCATGGTCTAACTCATCAGCGTACTCTTTTATGTTTTTAAATATCTCTACCATGTATACTCCTTAGGTTAATGTGTATTGGTATCTTATATGGGTACTTTAAAACTCAGACCCATAGTCCTTTTCATTTTTACCCACATGATATGGTTTCTTTAGGTCATTAGGATGTACACCCTTAGTTATCCAAGTCTCGTACATGTGGCGTCTCACTGCGTCAATTTTACCAAAGTCATCCCAGTCTAGTGTCCTTAAGAATTGTTTGTAATGTCTCTCTCTTACGGGATTCCACCCGACAGGCGATTTATTAGCTGGTGTGTCACTGTTTAATTGTTCTATTGTTAGTTCACTCATAGTTATTCTCCTTAGTATGTGTATGTGTTGTCAT